GACTGGTGTGTACATTAGCCAAGACCATACCCAAGATAATGGTAGTTGTACTACCCGGTGCTGTGTATAGGTCTTCTGGAGTACCGCTAGATGCTGGCATAACGTCATGCGATACAACTTTGAATGTGTTAGCCATAGATTATCCCTCTTCGGATATATTATACGTTATTAATCGTTGATTGTCAAGGTTAACCCAACGCAATTGCAAGGGCTGTTGCTTCGTTAGCAGCATCTGCAGCAGTTACGGCACCGATATCGGAAATAACTTCTGATGTAGACCTGCTCTCAAGGCCGTTAGCTGTGAACCGTGCGTACTCATCGTCTGCGACTGACGCACTGTCAATCTTTACAGCATTGGTATTTGATATACCGAATGTCAGTGAAGCCTGACCACCGATATCCGATAGGACTTCTGCAGTTGACCGGCTTTCCAATCCACTGGCTGTGAACCGTGCGTACTCGTCATCGGCTACGGAAGCACTGTCGATTTTGACAGCGTTCGTGTTTGAAATGCCAAATGTCAGAGATGCCTGTCCGCCGATGTCAGACAGTACCTCTGCCGCAGACCTACCCTCAATGGCTGTGCCATCAATACGAAGGAAGTCGTTGTCAGCAGCACCGCTGGTGAACGTAGCTACATTGCCGCTACTGATGCCGGTATCGGTTACTGCTGCCGTGCCCAGACCCAGAGAAGTACGTGCGGTAGAGCCGGACTCTGCTACAAAGTTACTGCCGTCACCCACGATAAAGTTGCCGTTGGTTACGGCAAGGCCAGCTACATCCTGAAGCTGCTGGTCGAGTCGTGCATTAGCTACGGTACCGGACAACTGGCTGGCATCAATAGTCTTGTTAGTCAGTGTTTGAGAGCCGGACAGCGTGGCTACGGTGCTGTCGATTGCAACAGTCAGGGTGTTGCTCGAACCAGACGTATCGATGCCGGTGCCACCAGCAATGTCGAGGGTCTCACTGTCGAGATCGATGCTGAGTGCGCCGCCACTGTCGCCCTGAAAATCCAAGTCAGAAGCAGTCACCTGTGCATCTACGTAAGCCTTGATAGCTTTGGCTGATGCAAGGGTAGTGTCCGTCCCAGCAACACTCGACAGGTCCGTGTCGAGTACACCTGACTTGAGGTTGTCCACTTCGATGTTTGACACTGTGTTGTTGTCAACGTCGATTGTTTTGTTTGTCAGGGTCTTTGTGGTTGCAGCGAAGTATGTGTCGAAAGTGTCAACTGTGGTCTGCCGCATAGTGCCAGCGTCGTTGGTTACGAGACCGTCACCACCGGCTACGGCTGTCGTCCCAGCAGATGTGCCGCCGTCCATCAAGTTGAGTTCGGCAGCGGTGGCTGTTACCCCATCTAGGATGTTCAGTTCAGCGGCAGTAGATGTCACACCGTCTAGGATGTTCAGTTCAGCGGCAGTAGACGTTACCCCATCTAGGATGTTGAGTTCTGCTGCTGTGGACGTAACGCCATCTAGGATGTTGAGTTCTGCTGCCGTAGACGTTACCCCATCTAGGATGTTGAGTTCTGCCGCAGTCGAGGTTATGGCCGTGCCGTTGAAGTTGATGGCATCTACATAAGCCGTTCCATCGATATAGAGGTCCTTAAATTCTTTGCCCGACGAACCCAGATCGATATCGTTGTCAGTTGTCGGCTCAATCACGCCATCCTTAAAGACGACCTGTTCGGTGGACGTACCTGATACGTCTACACTTACTTCGATCTGATTGTTGGGGTTGTCAACAACGACCTTGTTCTTTGGTGTGGTTTCGCCCGGATCACCAATGAGTCCGATGACCGGACCCTCTGCTGCCGTGCCATCGTGCTTGTGGCCGCTAGTGTTGACGAACGCAGCAAGAACCTGATCAAATTCGTTATTACTATGCGCGGCGGTGATAGTATCGCCGTCAGAGTAGGACGACTGTCTAGTGTAACCTGCCATGTGTTATCTCCTCCCTCCCGGAGTAAATTCTAGTTGGTAGCCTTTGACTGAAATGGGGGCTGATCCCTGTGTGTCGTCTAGGCGTACCGCTACTGTAAATCCGCCGCCCTCAACGCTCTGTCGTACCAGCGGTGTTCCTGATGATCCGTACACTGCGGTGCCATATGTCGATGCGGCTAGGCCGTACAGAGCAATGGCTGCACCAGTTGTCAGGTCATACTCTGCTGGCTGCGGAACATCTGACGAGTTGAAATCGTAACGAATACGAAACTTGGAGTTGACTGCGCCGTCGTTATCGTAGTTCCAGATGATACGCTGCATCAACTTGCGGATACCGGCATCTCCCATCGTGTAGTCAGGAGAGCGATATATTGCGGTTATGTTGGTACCATCGAAGGTGTTGCCCGACTCTTGTTTGTAGATGTAGCCGTCGTAGCCGCCGTGCAAGATCGTTTCTACCCCACTGATAAAACCTGACGCACAGCAGGAAGGTTTGATTCCCTTGAGATCAGAGTATTCCCAACCTATGCCGCCCTCTGTGCCACCCTTGATAACTCCGATTATACCCAAAGCTGCAGCATCTGACTGTGCATCCGTAGGGAAAAACAGGCGGTACTGAGTCTTGCCACGTATGACGAGAGATGAAAGTCTCTCTGTAGATACGTTATCTAGACGAGGCTGTATCTGCTTTGACACGGTGCCAAGTTCAACGTCACCAATTCTTTCCGTACCCGCAATCGTACGCAGTCCGTCAGGCGCAAGGTAAACAATGTCACCCGATATCTCTTGGATGCTGAAACCGTCTACACAGCCGATCTTTCTTGTGACTGGCACAACAGCAAAATCTGACGAACTAGAACCTGTGATCTTAAAGATAGAGTCTTCACAGAATACAAAGAGACTTTCACGGAAAACCTTGATGCCTTTGATAGTGCCGTCAACTTTGATTGATCCAGCATTATTACTTGCAGAAAAATCAGTCTCATCAAACGGAGCGGTAAACACTAACTCCTGCGGACTCGCAGACATACCTGCAAAAAAGACGTGGCTTCGAAATACCTCTACAAACGCAGGATTAGCAGGTGCGCCCGAAGCATTTAAGTCAGCAACACTGGTGTTGTTAAACGACGAAGCACTATTTGCCCCGTCCACCATAATCATCTTGTCTGTGCCATCGAAGTTGAAGTTGACAAAGTTGTACCGTCCGGCACTCGTGCGCCCTGTGTCTATTTCTGTCCACGATCCGGTTGCGCCGCCCTTGAATACCTTTGTGCCCCGCGCAGCGATGACCTGATCTTTGTAAATGTGTAAGCCAAGAACCTTTTCACTGGATGCGCTAGTCTGTGGTACAATGTTCGAATTAAACTTGGCAAATCCGTTGATGCGCCGGTATCCGCCGTTGATATCAGGCTCAAAGTTTTGCAACTGTGTAGCTGCGCCGGGGGGTAGGGTAAAGGCATCCTTGTCTAGTACCAAGCCACCGCCTAGCTTCACAACAAATGGGCTGAGTAGTGAAGTATCTGGCATCAGACGGCCCTCATGTAATCCTTACGGTTAATTAACTCAATACGCATACGAGACAAGCCCTCCGTGTAGTCACGAAGAGCAAGCTGTGAGAACTGAACATCTGAGCGAAGCATGTGTGTGTAGTAACGAGCGCGGTTCACAATCACATCGTGGAAGCGTTCCGGAATGGTGGGTGTGTCTGTGTTTGCTGCCATGTCACTTACTGTTTTATAATAGTAGTACCTGACTGTGTACGTAGACGCATCGGGCACAGGAGACAGACCCAGCTTTTGATCTGGTGTTTTATATATAAATTCCGGCACGGCGCGTGAGCCTGTATCGGGGTTTGTGTCAGCCTCATTGCGTCGATCTAGGTACTCGTTAAATGAAAGATACCTCAATTTCTTTTCTGCTGTTGAGGCAGACTCTTGCACGGTAAAGCTATCATAATTGACCGTCTTCGCATTCGACTCCCTAGCGTACTCTGCGGTTCCAGCAGTAGTCGTGAACGACTGACTAACAACAGTAAACGGCCACTCTATCTCTGAGTTGATGATGTCGCGCTGGGCTTTGTTGATGAAGTCCTTCACCGATGTTTGAATACCGCGTGTCGAAGAGACTGTGGTGATTTCCACCTCGTTGATCTCTCGTAGTACAGCATTGATAAGTTCTAGGAATGTCATCTCAATACCCGTTAAGCTTCGCTATCCAGAACTGCAAGTGCTGCCAACTTGTCCTCAGCATCCGCCCAAGCTTGGACCGCCTTGTCCATTTCTTCAAGCAAATCCGGATGTTCACCGATAGCAGCAGGATTGTTCGTGTAATTCGCATATACAAAGAGTGCATCTTTTTGCTGGGCCTCGTACTTGTGCTTTAATGCTTCGTAGGCAAGTCGTTTCATGTCGGTCTCCCTGTAGAGCATTATACACCTATTTTAACAGTTTGGCAAGGACTTATTTCTTTTGTGACTCGCGGATTGCTTTGAATGTTTCTTGGATGCTTGGTGGCTTGGTATCGTTAGGCTCATACTTACACTGAAACTCGCGGGGGAACCACTCGTCCATACGAAAAAACAACGTGTCCACCGTGTTGTTTACGCCGTGATATACGCACACCCTCTGCTTGTCTACGGTGGTGCAACCCTTCAATCGGCACGTCACGTACTCTGGCTCTGCAGCGTTAGCAACTTGACCCTTCATAAAGACGACGAAGGCGTATAGGGCTGCGGCACCTGCAGTAACTACCAGTATCCACGCTACAATCTCTACGAACTTCTGCCTGCGTTCACGCTGCTTGTAGAGTGTTTCCTTGCGCTGCTTACGTATCTGGCCTTCCATTGCCACAAGCGAGTCCCACTTAGACTTGCCCATCGTCAAGGAAATCCACTGTTGCAGTTCGTATCGCTGCTGCTTTGCCTTTTCCTTGTTGGCGAAGGCGGCTATGGCTTCCTGCTCCACCGTCTGTCCAGCAAACAACTTCTTGAATATTGGCGGGTTCTTGGCTTCCTTCTCCGCCTGCTCCAAGTCAGACATGGCACCCATCCAGCGTGACAGGTCACCCGCCATCTGTTCGATATCCCGACCTACGGCAAAACCCTTCTTGATTGCAGAAAAGGCTGCCGAAGCAGTTGCCATTGCGGAAATGGGGTCCATCAATATACTTTCGTGTTGTTGTCGATTAGTTTTGGTAGACAGTAGGAGGTTATCTTTTCTCCCTGTTTGTGTAGGGCTTGTGCGTACCAAACACAATCATTGAGATCAGCGAAGTACATGTCATTGCTGACCATCTTCTTGTCTTCCCCCGTGCCCAAGAAAACGAACAGGAGAAAGACGTGTTTCATGTAAAGACTACAGGTCTTCCTCGCCTCATGTACTCTTGCGCTTTTTCACTAGGGTACTCCGGACGTTCAATTCCCTTGCCCTTGTCCTCTTGAAACTGACGAATTGCACCGGGAAGAGTTTTGCGATGTTCTTCTATTTCTCTGCGGAAATTGATCCCTCCAGATTTCTCAGCACTTTCAGCAGCCATGCGCCCCTTTGCCATCAGAATTCTCCTTTGACCATCGCATCCGAAAGCTTAGTGGCCCGCGAACCGACTTGTTTCGCCCACCTCGAATCGAGCATCTCCCGTCCTGCGTCGTCGAACTTCCGTTCGTGAATCGCATTCCACATGCGCTTGAATTTACAGAGGCGGGGTACACCCATGTTAAAGGCCATATCCATCAAGATAAGCTGACGTACTGCGTCGAGGTCTTCTACGCACTTGTGTACGCGGCACAACTCGTCTTCCACAATCTTCATGTCGTTCATTGCAAGATACCGGGCATCAGCCTCTGTGATGCCGTGTTCGTATACGACAGCCATCGACGGGATGTCCATGTGGTCGAGTTCTTCCTTGCTGATACCACGATCCTTGAGATTGCGTCCGATACCAATCGTGTCGATGCCCAGCGTGTCCTGATAGACAGTGAGGACCATGCCCTCGTGTGCAATCAGTTTGTCTAGGAAGTGTGAGGTGTTATACTTCATCGCTATGTTTCCTGCTTTCGCCCTTGTTTTCTCCGCCCATCCAGATACCAAACGCACCTGTCATGGCTCCCATTACAACGCTTACAAACGCGGACTGTGCTGCAGTGGGGCTGTCCAAGTTCATAAACCACTCTGCACAACGCCAACTCATCAACGTCATCACAAGCATCATAAACCGGGGGAGTATCTTCCACTTTGAGATGCGTTCAAATGTTACGTCAGCCACGCCTATTTCTTTCCGAAGAACTTCGTTGCGCTTCGTACGCCAAAGCTTGCAGCAACAATAACGCCCAAGCTGTACTGGTACCATTCAGGCATTTGCTCCAGTTGTTGAAATCCGTGTGAGACGACATCTTCCATACCCGGTATAAACGCTAGGATCAGGGGAACAGAAAACAAGATCACCAGCCACTCATCCTTCCACGAGTTCTGACTACCCTTGATCGCTTCCAAGTCCCAGTCTATTTCACCTGTTGCTTTCTTTTCCATGATGACCGCTTCGGCTTTTGCCATCGCGACCTTCGCACCTGTTTCGGCTTTGGTCTTTTCGACCTTGCCCTGTAGCCATGTGCCAGCTAGTTCAGAAATCGGACCTATCAGTAGGTTTAACATTTCCACCTCTTCCGTGCTTGGCGAAGACGACTATTCGGATTCTTCGCTGCCTTCGGGAACTTCTTCATCTGTCCTGCAGAGCGGGCACAGAACGACTTGCGACGTTTTGCTGCCTTGCTTCCGGGCTTTACTTTGCCCGTTACTGCAGTCTTGAGTTTGCTGCCGGGGTTCTTCTTGCGGTATGCAGCCACCCCAGCCTTCGTCATACCAGCACCCTTCTTCGTAGGGCGAAAGTTCTTCTTGTTGCGGGCGGGCATGTTATCAGGCTTTCTTGCCACTGGACTTCTTCCTTTTTCTGCCCGAAGCTGTCACAGACCAGTTCACTTTGCGTGGTCCGGTCTTCTTTGCTGCTTCTTTCTTGGTTATACGCTTGGCAACTTTGGCTGGCCTACATGCAGGGTAGGGCCTCTTCTTCTTTTCTGATCCGGAGCGACCACACTTCTTGCCGGTCTTTACATCCCGCCAGTCTTCCTTGAACCATTTCGTTAAGCCGCCCTTCGGTTTAGCCATTAGGCATACGTCCCGCCACGCTTCTTGTATGTGCGAACAAGCCAAGCATTTGCATATGCGCTTGGGTAAACATCAAATTTCTTCTTTGCTTCTGCTTTTACACGAGAGTAGAGAGCCTTGTTCTTAGGCGTAGGGCTGCCCGACTTCTTCTTTGGTTTGGGCGGTGCTTTACGTGCCATAGGTGTATCCCCCGCAAAGGTTATTGCTTATAACATGAATTGAGTAAGGAGTAAAGGGGGCAAGTTGCCCTGCCCCCAAAAGTATTATGTACCCGTAGTTACGGAAGCAGTCTGCTTAGGACCTGTTCCGATATCGCACAGGATGGCGATAACGCGGAAGCGTCCTGCAGTCACGCCTGCACCCAGTGCCTTAACCTGAATGGCGTCAGCAGCAATAACAGTATTGATGCCTGCAGCCTTGAGGTTAAACTGGTAGATGGCGTCAGCGTTTCCGTCAACACCGTCAGCAAAAGCGTCGATGTCAGTGCTGAGACCCACATCGTAGGTCAAGCCTGAACCGCCTGCTTCAAGAACGTCGATACATCCGCCAATAACCATTGTATTGTCCGGAACATCGATCATCTGAACGACATCGTTAGCTGACAGGTTCTGGTCAGCAGCATCGAAGATGCGAGACTGGACCATGTAAGGCCGGGGAACATTGCCGGGATGTCCGACAGTGCCGCCACCGGGAATGGTATGATTGTAAGTAGTCATTTACTTAACCCTCCCCTACGCAAAGTCGATGACGCCGCGAACGACAGCTTCTGGACGCAGAACTTTGCGACCAAAAACGTGCAGACCACGAATTACGTCAGAGAACGACTCAGTTGAACGAACCACTTCGGTCTTAGCAATGTGCGAAGCAGTGGAGGTGGACGACATGTGACCTGCGAGAACAACATTCTCAGAGGCATCAGTTGCCACACCAGACAGAGTTACCTGATCGGTGCCTGCTGTCGAGTTGAGTGCGGTGGACTTGTAGCAGCGGAAACCAGCAAGGGTGCCCGGTACAGCAAGACCGTTACGCAGTGGTGAAGTACCATCGCCGGTTACCTGAACTTCAGCCATTTTATTACCGGCTTGGAACATCTTCTCGTAGAAGATCGGCGGTGCTACGAACCAGCGATTCTCTTCCGGCACAGACTGATCGTCAAGCGAACGTGCCATCAGCAGCATCAGGTTGATGCCTGCATCGTCGGTTTCTACGTTGATTGGAGCGGATGCTGTACCCAGAGCAGAGTTGGTAGTGGTCAACCCGCCGGAGAGTGAAGCATCGTCAGCACCTGCAATGCCTGCACCATCTGACATGGCTTGCAGAACATTGGCGTCGTACTTACGCTTCAGGGCAAATGCACCGGATGAGGTAGCAAGTGCTTCGAAGTTTACGTGCGAGTGCCGCTCTTCGATGTCGTCGATCTTAAACGCGAAAGCGTTTGCATTATCGACAACCATCGTGATTTGATCGTCAGCCAAGTCTTGTGCGTTTACAACGGAACCCCGTGTGTATGCACTGACAGTGACTGTTGGTTCTTTGATGATGCGAACCGTGTCGCCAAAGTTTTCAATTTCGCCCGCGTAGTCGGTGTTTGTAATGTCTTCTACAACCGAAGCACGACGGAAGAACTTGAGAACCTTTTGGCTGAAAATTTCCGGTGCGAAGTTACCGGAAGGCAGGTTTGCGTAACCTGCAGCAGTACCAAATGCCATTGGTTCTTTCCTTCCTTCTTGAGGTTAAGGTTAGTTGTTAGGATCGATCCGTCCCTCTTGACGCGCAGAGTCGAGTTCTTCTTCGAGTTTCTCGAACTCCCACGGCTTGAGACTACGGATTTCGGAAGCTTTCCACACCTTGCCGTCTACTTTTGCAGTCGCTACTTCTCTCGCGGAGGTCTTAGTAACTGCATCTGCTGCAGAAGGTTTTGTGGTCTTCTTCCTTTTTGCCGGTACACCAGTATCGGCCTTGTAGAGGTCTATGACCCGTGCCGCCCATTTAGCATCCGTATTGTTTTTGTAGATGCCATCTGAGATTGACTCAGGCTGTTCTTCGAGCCACGAAAGAAACTTTTCATCTGACTTGATCTCGTCGAAGTCGGAATGATGATTGAGCAGTTGCTGGTAAGCCTTCTGCTTTTCGAGTTCCTTTTCACGCTCTTTGATCGTACCTAGTTCCTCGCGGAGTTCGGCAACTTGTGATTCAGCCTGATAGGATGAAACGGTCTGTACGACTTCGAACACTTCTGGATACTGGTCTTTGAATGCTTGCAGTTCTTCTGGAGTCTTTGGCATTGCTACCCCCTTCGGCATCTGTGCTTGAGGAGATTGCATAACCGTTTTTAATTCCGCGATTTCCTGTTTGAATTCATTTACCTTTGTATCGTAGTGACGTTTGAGGTCGTCGTATCGTTTCTTGTAGTCGTGTTCAGCTTCTTGCTTTTGTTCTACGAAACTGCTTGCTTGTTGCGGAGTAGCCTCTTCGGGGTCCGCGTCTTGTGCTTCTACAGTCTCTTCCGCTTCGTTGTCTTCGTCGTCTTTGTAGACATCTTCGCGGTGCTTCCCACGATATAACGAATCATTGTTGATTGTTCCGAATGAGTCGTTAGGCTTGTTGGCACGGTGGCCTCTTGCTTTTGCCATTTTATTACCTCTTGATAGCGGGGCTACTTTGGCGTGTAGGTAGCCGCTCCGGTTGTGCTGGGGCCGTTGTTAGCGGGTAGCCAGCGAATCTTAAAACTGTGGAGATTGCAGAGCCTCAGACTCGTAGTCTACGGGCTTTTCATCTCTCTTTTTTGTATTGGACTTACCGAATAAGCCGTCAATATATCTGGAAATAAATCCTTTTTCTTCAGGCTTGGCTACAGGAGGAACACCTCTCTCTTTAAGCACCTCTGCAGCTAAATTATTGTAAAGTTCAACCTGTTTTTTAGGAATGCTCATATACTTAGCTACATCCCCCCTCTGCGCCACCTCTATGTAGGGAGACTCCGCAAGCACGAGCGAATTTTTCTTAGAAACTTCACGACGAGTTTTTTCGTCCATGACATCCATCATACGCTCTTCTTGTCCCCTTGTTAGTCGGGGTGCGCCAAGATCGTAGTGCATGTAGTTCATCGCAGCGTGTCGTAGTTCGTGCGCCAGCGTAATCATAACTGTCGCCCTATCTCCCATGTCTACTCCCTCATAAGTTTGGGCGTGTGTTGGAATGTACATAGGTTCTGAGAAGTATGACGCCGTAGGAGTTTCGCTAGGAGTGATGCCCACCTTCGAGAGAAGAGGTGAAATCATTCTGTTGGGAGTAGTGGATGGATTTAATGTTTCCGTCTTTGCCTCTTGTTCTTTAGAGAACCCTTGTCCCTGTGGAAAAACTGGTCTTTTGTTTTTGCCGGGGGCGGGATTGTATACGCCCGCAAATCCGTAACCAACTTGATCCCTTACCGTCTGCGTCCCATCATCTTGGCTAACCCTGCTGTAGTCAAACGGAGTGGGCAATCCTGCCACTCGCAACTCTCCCGATGTATACAAGTCCCAGCCAAGTCGAGCTAGCTGATCGTCGCGTATAAATTCTTCTAAATCGGCACGGAGTTCGACATCTGCTATAGCTTCGTCTTGACGACGCTCAACAAGGTCGGGCTTCGGCGTCGGACGAACCTTATCTCCCTCTGCGTACTTTCCCACAGTGAGGAATCCACCCCCTGCAGCACCCGCTGGGCGTTGGCCGTTCTCTTCGATGCGCTTCGACGTTTCCTTCTTGCCGCGATTGTTGATTTTTTCGAGGCGATCATAACCAATGATCTTGGCAATCGCTGGGGGCACAAGAACCTCGCCACGAGACACGGCTACGTCAACCTGATCCTTAGATGGTGCTGCTGCTCCCTTCTTGCCTGCTTTTTTGTAGGCATCGTTTAACATCTTGGCAATGTCACCCTCACCAGCAAACTCGACGGCTGCAGCGTTGATGACAAACGTGCCCTCTGGGACGCTCATAGGCTTGTCGTCAGCCACAGTGGCCGCTTCGGATACCTGTGATGGCGGACGCTCTACGAAGCCCGCTGGTGCAGCCTGTGGAGCGGTTCCGCCCATCTGCATACCGACACGGCCACCCTGTCTATAATTAAACTCATCTGCGTACGGTGCTTCTGCAGCAGCCTGTGCAGAGAAGTCTTGACTAGAACTTCCCGCACTGCCGCCACCGGGGTCGGTTTGGTATCCTTCGTCTGAATCGTCATAGTATACAGGTCGTCCCCCCGGTGTGGTTTGCACCGTAGTCGCCCCACTATCGTCATCAGCCGGGGTAAAGCCGGGAGGAGGTTCACTACCCCCGGTTGGCGTTACTGTTTGGGTTGGGGTAGTCGTACTCGTGGTCGTTGTCACTGGCGTCGTAGGCGTAGAAAGACCGTACTGAGGTATGATTGAATCAATAATGAACTGTGCGCTTGTCTTTCCACGCAAAGCAAGGGCAGAATTGTAGCTGTCACGCGACATGCTACGTGTTTTATGAAAAAACCCGCCGTAATATATACTGCCCTTCATAACACCATCGACATGTTGCTTGTGAGCGAGTGCGGCATCTCGAAACTCCTGCTTGGTCATGCCGCTTATGTCAATACCCAACTCTTCAGCCTTGTTACGAAACTCTACTTCGCGGAGTCTACCCCCGCCCTGCATCATGTGTCCATCCTCCCGCCTCTGTGCGGAATGATACGTTCCGAATGGGTCAAGCGCGTAACCGGCTTGGGTGGCAACAGCAGTAAAACCCTCACCATCCGTACCATTGTCGCTATTAAATGTCATGGTGCCGGGTATAAATCTTTTATTTATCTCATCATTACGAAGGGCTGTAGCCTGATCCATGCCGCCCAGTTGGCCATTAGTAATTTTGCTGCCCGGTGCGCGACTGAGGACTCTGCCCTTAAATTTGTACATTGACCCGCTGGTGCCACCAGTCGCTGCGATCTTTGCAGCGTTGTCGCGATTTATCTTTGCTGTTATGGTACTGGCCATAGTACCCAATGCTCCGCCAAAAAATTGGGAGATAAGGTCCGGCTTTGCTGGTTGATCTGGATTAAGGCCACCTCCAGCAGGCAGCATATCGCCTATAAAGTTCGAAAACTCATCGTTACCGCTTTTATCTCTTGGCTGCGTAAGGTCGTAGTCTACGATATAATCGTCGTAATTTTGTGTAGAGAAATACCTGTTGCTGTCTGGCCTAGAGTTGCCACCGAATACAGGATCGTACGCTGTAAAAATTGCGTTTTCCTCTTGGTGATCTTGATAATCTACGGGTATTATGCGCGGGCCGGGATCAGGATCAGGGTCCGGATCAGCAGGGTCCGCTGCCGGTGCGGCTTTCACTTCGATGCCGCCAAAATTATAAAAATCAACTAGATTTTCTTGGTACTCATCAGGAGTTAGAGTGGAACCAGCCTGTGCAACACGCCCGCCCACGTTCATCTGAACTTGTGGTCCTTGATCTGCAAAGACATTTTCATACTCTGGTCTTCCTGCCATTTTATTATCTACTGTATCCGGGACACGATAATTAGTAATGCCTCGTTTACGTAATTCTAGGGCTGTCTGCGGATCGGTTGAAGGCACAACAGGCTTAGCAAAATTTTGGTACGGATCAGCCCGTTTAATTTTGTCCGCGTCAGTAATGTCTTCCGTTTTTATTGCAGGGTCTTTTAAAAACTCCGCTTCGTAGCCCGGAGTGAGCATTCCTTCGTACAGAAAATCACCTAAAGGTTTAGGAGAATCCCCTGAGTATTCTGCCATCTCGTGCATCTGCTTTAGAAGTTGTGTGATCTTATCCATCGTTTTTCACTACCGCCTCGTGACTATCCTTCAACTTGAGGAGCATTTCCAGTAAACCCAGCTTCCCCTGCACTTGGCGAAGCTCCGACTCCGATTGTGCCGTTACCACGGCCCGAATCATCGACTCCCGGAGGTCCGCTAGGTACTCCTCCATCTGGGGCCATTCCTTGCTGTAGAGGAGCGGGGCTAGCTTCTGGGCCTGCTGCTTGTTGAGCATTTTGCATCATTCCTTGTAACATCTGCGCGTATACTTGCGCCTCATTCTGATCGTTGACCAAGCTGTCAGGGTCTATATCCTGTGCGATAGCCAGTTCACGCATCAGGTTTGGCAACTTTACAAACGGAGCCAGCATAGGGTTGGCTACAGTTTGCAGCAGTGAGGTAAGTCGCTGTGTACGTACTTCTTTCTGCATCACGGCGGCTACACCACGAGGCTTGATCTCTAAGTCACCTGTGATATCTTCGACATTCTCTCCGAACTGCATGTTCCATTGAAAGAATGCCTCACCAATCGGCTTGAGCAGATGATCGTCGATGTTCTTGATAACCGTCTTCATCGACAAGCCTGCACTGCCCATCAGCATCGACAAACCTGCTGCCGTGCGTCCTGTGCCCGTCACGCCAGTTTGACCATGTATGATTGATGGGATGCCCGTCTCTTCATCAGCAAGCTGCCGTGAGATTTGATACATCTGTATGTTTTCGGGTGCGGTGTTCGGAAACTTGAGGCCGTTGATTGCCGTGCCGGTAACGCCTGACTGTCTGCGGAATATCTTGCCGGGGAAGATGTCCATATTTTGTCCGGGAACCAACGACGCCTCATCGACATCGAAGACTAGGTTGCCAGCGAGGGCGAGGTTGTCGATTGCCATACGAACGTGGCCGTTCATCAGCATCTGTGCGTCTTCCATGTTCTCCGCAACACCAACGCCCCAGATTTGATAGGGATTGATCTCGAACGGAAAGGCTTGATACGGAATACGTGCAGGTGTGAATGGGTTTAATACGCAACGTAAAACCATCGTGCCACACACCCAGATGTTGACCTGCATCTGGTCGAACTCAGACATAAGTTCTGCGTTTTCTAGGCCGACTTCTTTCGCGAACTTGGAGTCGAGGACGCCCCAATATTCGAGGACTTCATAGCGGTTCTCAGAGATGTGAGGTTCGGTCTCGTCCTCACGAATTGTATCCTCGTAGTATTTGTCCTCGTAGTTCGGCCCCTTTGCAAGGCATTCCTCAATTGCTTGAGCGTCGAAGTGTGGGCGCATAATAAGACTACGAAGCTGCTGACGATTCATGCGGTGACGTTCGATGACGTACTCGCAGTCCTCTACAGATGTAGCGGATGGATCAGGATGAAAGTCCCATACTGATACATGCTCAATGCGCGGCACCATTCGTTCGTACGGATCGTAGGAACGCTCACCGTTATCGTCCGTACTCCAGTTGTGAACGCGCTTATGGAAGTTGAATGGCCCCTTAACAATGCCCGTGCCGAACAGGGACGACTCAAAGATAGCCTTGCGAAACTCGCTTACGGCGTTTGTGTCGAGCAACTGGTCGTGGATGCACTTTTCCATCTTTCGTGCCTGCTCTTTTGCAGGTTCGAACTGTGGCTCACCTACGCGAGACTTGCCCGCAAGGATCGTGTCACCAAAGTCTTTACCGTAGGAGCCTAGACGATGCGGTTCGTTGGCTTGCATCGCTCCCGGAGCTAACTCGCGACCATCTCCCGGAAAACCGTAGGGGTCACTTCCCAACTGTGAAAGTTCGTCAGCAGGCGTACGCATATGAGCAAACTCTTCGATACCTTCCGGCATAGGAGTTGACTCGACAACAAGTGGAAACTTCTTATTGGCAAACAGAATGTCGATAATTTGCCCGTACGCAGCAAGGACCTTCGTCTTGGTGATCTTGATGAACACCTTAGACTTCTCGCTGTCGCGGTACTGCGTCGTACTATCGTAGATTCCACGAAAGTTTTTATACGCCTGCAGCCACCGCTGTTCGTACGAAAACCGTCCGTTCTCTGCGTCATCAAACCTCGCCTTGATGTGACCCGCAAGTCCGGGCATCTGCTCATCAGGGCTAGCAATCGGAATCGCTCGTTCGTCGTCCGGTTCTAGGAAATTATCAGCCATGTCGCTTCCTTAGTAGTCGCGTTCGTCTGCCATCTTAAACAGTGAAGCTTCCACAGTTGGCTTGGTTTGCTTCTTAGGCATAGCTTCGATCATCGGTCCAGTTACGACACGACCATCAAACTCCAAGCCCTCACGGTAGAGTTGTGTTGCGCCCTCGTCTTTATCGACGCTGGTCTTGTCGGCACTCATAATGTACGATGCGCCATAGTTGTAGTTATTACCGGGCATAGGTTTCTCTCCCCTATGGTTGTTGTTGATTTTCTAGGAAGCCCGAACCGACTCTGGCGCGGTTTCTCCCTCTTCTTCGGGCAACTGCTTCTTGCTCTTGTTGTGCAATTGCATCATCCAAAGCCTGTTGATACGGAGCCATTTGCTCCGGAGTCATGTCGTAAAAATCTTGTGCGGGTCTGTTGTAGGCTTTTGCCAAGTTCTCTTGTGGATCAACCGAAGTATCGCCCGGAATAATTGCTTCTGCAAAAGGTATACGACGAGCTATCGTTTTTCCTACAATTGCACGTGTGGCTGCTTCACCCGTTTGTTGAATTGCTTCATCAGCAAGAGCCTGTGCAGGGTCTAGGAGTGCCATTCCAACTCCTGCTGCTGCCATTCCTACGCCAAGTTTTTGTCCAGTTGTTGACCCTTTTGTTTCAGGAGCCTCGTAGTCAGGGTTGGTTAGCCTGTCAAGATCATCATTCCACAGCCCGTTGGCCTTCATGGTTTCAATCTGTTCAGGGGTAAATTTCACAAGTCCCTGCGGACCCTTTCCCGCCAGTTCTGCCTCAACCTCTACTTGTGCCCTGCCCTCTAAGCGCCCCTGCTCAAATAGGGCCTCTGCTTGTCCCTTCGCTTTACCCGCTTCCCTCACTTTTACAGGATCGTAGGCAGGTTGCTCTTCTAGGAGCGTTAAGAATCTATTTAGGGATGCCTGCTGATCTTCTAGATTAGTGGACTGAAGTAACTCAAATCTTGCCGTGCGTAACTTTTCAATCTGCTCATCAGTTAGTCGAACCACGTTGCCTGTGTTTTCCATCAAGCCGCCCCGAAAATTTTCAGAGCCGTAGTCCGTAGGATTTTCTAAAAGAAATGGAATATCTCGTGTGGGGATGAGACCAGTGCCTGTGTAGTTTTTAGACAGGGTAGCAGTGTTTTCGTGCCCCATAGCTCCCTTAACTAGGTCCTCGCGAACATTGAACTGTTCGATAAGGTAGTTGGGTACGATAGAACGCATGACACCTATGGTCTTAAACGGAACCTTTGTGCGTACTCGTTCCCCCGTGTTGCTTCCCTCTACCTTTTTTGCCACATCCATAGTGGGTAGCAAGTCTTCAAACGGCTCTAGCAGGGGTGTAATATACGTTTTAAATGCGTTTTCTACTTGAGTTTTCTTCACGTCGAACAGAAGATCGGATTCAGATTCTTCTAGGGCTTTTAAAATAATCTGACCACCACGAGACTGGGCTGACCACTCAAGTTCTGGACGGCCCTTCTTGTCGGTAGTCCTAACCTTTTTACCTTTGACTTTTACACCAAGTATATTTCCATCAGAATCCCTCTGGATTACAACGTCACTTTTTTTCAGTCCCAACAACTGTGCGGGACGATTTACTGTCATACGATGATATTCTAGAAAGCGAGATACTTTCGCGCCGTACTTGGAGTCGTTTTCCACTTGCGGGAGTGCCTCATCGTACATCGCATCGATTTTTTCTTTTTCGATGGTTCCTCGCATGGGGCGAGTTCCCTCGCTGTCTTCCGCACTACTCTTTCCACCTCGCTGGGTTCTTCCCGTAGATTCTCCTGTTAGGGGTGGATACATTGGACCCCTACTTACGACCTCCCCAGATGGTCCCATCATGTCGGTTAGCTGGGATGTGATTCCCATCTCATCAAAAACAGGGCGCAGTGCATTTTCAAGAGCCTGCAAGTTGCCCCATTTGTTTGACCTGTATGGCGTATCTGACGGACCCAAGAGGTCAACTATCTTCATGCCCTCAACCCGGTCAAACTTATTGAGGTCTTTATAGGGCATGTCTATGTTGATGCCCAACTCTTTAAAGCCAGAAACCAAGCGGCCCATACGATCTTGAGAGGATTCAGTAACTTTCAAAGCTTTATTCAAAGGAAGGGATTGACCAAATTCAATAGCTTCACGAACGGTAAGCGTGCCGTTCATAGCCTTTGCCGTCATCTCTTCTCTTGTGAGTGCCATAAATTAGTATCCGAATACTTCGTCTTGAACTTGGTGAACTTGGTTCTTGATTGCGGTGAGTTGCTGGTGTATCGAAGCGTAGCCACTCATGCGTGTCATCATTCCGTAGCGCAGGGCATCGTATGCGTGATCCTCTGCCTTCGTATCTACGTCTTCGCTGTTCGTCTTGGAGAGAGGGATGCCTGCAATCTGCTTGACGATGTTCTGGCACGAAGAGAAGAAGCGTAGGCGTGGCTCCTCTGTGTAGGGATCGTCAGCGAGACGACGGTGTATCTCCATCTTCCCCTGAATACGATTGCGATCTGACGGCGTCCATCGTACGCCCTCTCGCATCATCACTTCTGCAATTGACGGCCCGAAACCCGTCTTGTTCCAGCAGGACGAGTCGAGGACCGTGTAGTGAGGTAGCGGGTCTAGCTGTTCCGCTTCTAGTATTCTACCAGCCAGTTCCTCTGCTGTCAAGTGTTTTTGATATAGTTCTCTGTATATCCAGATATTGTTGTCCCAGTCGATTGCACCCCAGAGAACGCATGAGGGTGCTGCGTATCCATAGTCGGCCATTCTGATGCGCGGCCAGTTCGTTGGAAGTTCGAATGGTTCAACGACGTGCTTGACTCGTGAGAACTCCGGGAAGGCTGCACCCTCTGCTACGTCCCAGTCCCCTTCGAGGAGACGCTTGCGTTCGACTTCAGGTAGTGATCTGAGCATCGCCTCGTATTGGCCGTCTGCCATGAGGTGCGGATTGTCGGTCAAGCGGGCAGGGACGAACTTGCGGAAGAAGAGAGGCTCACCCTCCTTCTCGTGTCCCTTCGGCCAGAGGAACGGCTTGTGCGTTTCTATATCGAAGGCAGGAAAAGGCTTATTCTCAGGTGTTCCTTCGATGTAGGTTTTCTTGACCCACCAACCACCCACTCCTCCGGGGTTGGCTGTGCAGCGCATGTACAGGTGTTGCTGGAGTTCAGGATCAGTAGTACGAAGGCGAGAACGCAGGTAGTCCCACACATAAGGCGTGGGGTATTGTGTAATTTCATCTATACCAATCCAGTTGAATGCCTGTCCCTGAAAACGAGTTACGTCCTTGTCCTTGTCGAGATAGGTGAACCAGATGGTTGCGCCGGAGGGAAAAACCCACGTAGACTTCGACTCACGGAACTTCGCACCGGGAAACGCCTTCGTGTATAGCTGGCGCGACTTGTCGATCAGTTCGGTTAGTTCGTCGAGAGTACGCCTAAGTAGAAGCCCACGATGATTAGCGTTGTGACAGAAGCGCAGAGGATCGGCCAAGAGAGCGAAAGATTTACCGCCCCCGGCTGCACCACCATAGAGAACATCCCTTTCACCCGCGCTGAGAAACTCTTCTTGTGGTCCCTCATTCGGACGAAATACGATCTCACTGTCTTCAACCAAGTCCGCAACGGCTGCAGGTAGATCATCCAAATCTCCTTGATCAATGACTGTCGTATCCTTGCCAACAAGGGCCTTCTCCACTTTACCTATCTTGTCTTCGAGTTTGCGGGCGTAGCGTCGTTTGTCTTCTGCTGCCTTCGTTGTCTTGGCTGCACGACGCTTCGCTCCGTTGAGTTTCTTTTGGGCAGCACGTCGGGCACGTTCCTTTGTAGACAGGTTGTACGTGGCTTTGGGTGCGTTGGGGTCCTTTTTAGGGCGTCCTGCCACCTAGTTCTTCTCCGCGCTTCCCTGTGCGGAGCGGCCCTTACAACTGCCGCCGTGCGCCATCTTTTTTCGGGACTGATCTACAACCATAGGGATGTAGTCATTCACGTGCAGATTTTTAATTCCTGCTGCCTCGTCCTGCATGAGAAGAATGTCTACTTGTTTTCTCTGGCTGGAGGTCAGGTCTCTATACTTTGGGTACTTGGACATATCAGCCATCGATCACGACCTCTTTCTTTGGGGGGAGCAGGACAACGCCGTGTACTGCAGTTACATTGTGGTTGATTGTCTCCGCCTGCTTCACTCCTACGCGATTGAGGAGGCTCTCAGCAGCCTTGAGACGCAGATCATCACCGCGTTCGGGGGCGGGGTTGTCAATTGTGTCTACGAGGCGTGTAGCAGCCTTGTAGGCGTTCATAGATAGGACATCCTTCGTGCGATCTACGATCTCATCGGCAAGGGTTTTGCGTAACCAGACTGCGCTGCCCTTCGAATAGCCCGCATCGACGGCTGCGGCAGTCACGTTGCCACCGTTTTCAAAGAGAATGTCGAGGAACTGCGTCTGTTGGGGTGTTAGTTCCCGCTTTTTCGGTGTTTGTTGGGGGAGAAGGTTCATATCTACGTAGATTCCTGCGCGACTATGGTGCATTGGGCACCGACGATGATCATTCCGGGCGTAATCGTGCGTATTTCGCCTATCATCTCGACGACACGGGTACCACACTCGCCCTTGTCGAGGTAGGGACCCCGTCTGTCAGTGAATTGTGTGCAGTCGTTGGGACTGTGGAGCCAACATGCAAGGATCATGGCGGTGAACATCGGTGTTTCCCGTGAAAAGAAGGAGGAGTGAGTCGCATTTATGTCCGATACCACTGATTGTATGACGAAGTAATTTTCGTTGTGGGGTGGTTCGACATAAAAATGCGGCTCACGTCAACAGTATAGGTACTTTTTACATGTGTGTCAACTTTTTTTCTTGACAAAATTAGAATTCGACTGTACTATGGGCATAGGCCCGCCGGGGTAAACCCCATAGGTACCCGCCGGGTATCCCGCTGACCTCCCCAACGTATCCTTTTTACGCATATCGATAACTACACCGATATAAAATCGATGGCGGTATTGCTAGTACATATACCCGTCCCCCCAGTGGCCCATGCCCGCCCGTGCGCGGCACAAATCTTTTTGTTTGCTTCTCTGCTCTAAGCTGACTGCCGGTTTCCGGATGCCATCTTAGCAAAAATCCCTCTCTGACTTTCCCATCGCCGATGCCAAGGCGGCACCTGCAAAACACACTATCCGAACAAGCCAAGACATGCCCCCCCTGACATGTGCAAACGTCACATGACACGCGCGCGCGTTGCCTGATTTGTCATGCCTGTTATTATAACCGGCTGATGTGGCGACCAGAAAGCGCAGCATTCCCCGAACATGCAACCCGCCAGATAATCCAACCTATACAACCCGCAAGGCTATTAACTGGCATCAAGGCAAAAAAAGACCCCCGCCACTAAGGACGGGGGCAAGGCTAGGAGGAGATGCCGGAGTATTAGCCCCCTTCCGGCTGGGTAACTGGCTTACTTATGCGGATATTTCGCATGGTCAGAAGCGTAGTTGGTGATCTTCTTCACCGGCTGCTTTACGTCCATAAAGACCTTTACCTTGATCGGATTGCCGTACTGATCTGTACCGGAAAGCTTAACAACCTTAAAGGTTTTATGGTGGGTGGTTTCAAAGAACACTTTAGCATTGCCTTTGTTGTGATCCGAAATGGTGTCTTTTTCGTGTGCGAAGATTGAGAGTTCCATTGGTTTCCTATCCTTGTTCCTAGACGTTGAGGCGGGCCACAACAGCCCGCCCCAGATTATAAGCACAAGTCATGCAGCCTTTGCAAGCCGATAGATCAAACGATATCCGCCCCGCCTGTTACCGGTGCTTCTCTTCTCAAGCTTATATCCGGCCTGTTCAAGCTGGCCCAGATAGGTATAAACCGACTGCTTCTTAATATTGCAATGACCGGCAAGCGTAGGCACGGCCATGAATCCGTCGCGCAAATAGGAAAGCATCGTGCGGTGTGTTGCGTTCAGTTCGACACTTACAACGTCGTCCGGCTGCTGGCCGGATTCGCGCAGCGGATGGCCGTGCATGTCGGTATTGTTGCCGGTGGCCGGAAACTCTGCCCGAAACTTGGCAAGCAATACCTGCCGCTCGTCCCGTCGTATAGCCTGCTCGAAATTATCGCCAAGCTGCTTAAGTTGCGCCAGAAGTTCAGGTGTATAGATGGTAGACATGTTGTGTGTTCTTTCTGCCCCGCAGGGCGTTGTTTAAGTCAAGAATAGGGAAATGATCATTATTAAGGCTATCATTCCGGCAAGCCTGTAGACTAGTAACAAAGCTTCCATCCTATGCTGCCAACCCTTCCAGATACCGCCATGATGGCCCGTCCACTATCTGCCGGACTTGCTCGTTGCGCTGGTACCTTTTGCGCTCGTTGCGGCCATTGTTTGTTGCATCAGGCAGATGGGTTGCCCAGTGCGTCAGGGCGTTATAACCGGCCCAGAGCGTCAGGCCCAGTTCCGCCTTTTCTTCCTTGAAGCGTTCCAACATCCAATTCAGACGGCCTTCATTGATGGCCAGACGTTCATCGGTTCGCGCTGCTGCCGTGTTTTTCTTGCAGAGCGTTTCCTTGCAGATGTCCGCAAACTGCTTCTCAGTCAGAGGTGCAGACCGCCACAAGCGCATCTGATCCTTCTGGTTCTGCCACATGGAAAGCCCCATTGTTGCCTTGCCGATCATGGCTTCAGGCGACACCGAACCTTTGTGAACCTTCCGCTGGTGATAGGCTTTCTCACCGCCAAAAACGAGCGTATTGCGGCACAAGTCACGATATGCCCCGCTGAATATCTGCAAGGCCCATGACATATCAACACTGTTGAAGATGTCCATCCGGCAGCGCACTACATCATCACCGCCGCCCCGTGTGGTCGAACGCGACTGCAAATCATGGAAATAGATGGTGCGATGAACCCGTGCCCCCTCTTCATAGAGACGGTCCACCACTTCGACATTGTCAAGCGGCAGGTCCGAACCGGCCAGCTGCTCCGCCTGTGCCTTGAATAGCAGGTCATGCGGAACAAGCGCATAGGACTTGCCGACAGGCCGGACATTGAGAACCCCGCCCGTTGCCGTGTTCTGCAAAGCGTGGAAACCCTCTAGCGGTTGCGGCTCGACAAATTCAACATCCTGATGGGTATATGTTGTTTGCGCTTCAAGCGGCACCCGCCGAATCTGCCCAAACCGTTCGTATAGGCTTACATCGTCAATTCGCTTGTGCGTGGCCCAGATGTCCCCGCCTTTCGCCTTTGACCGGCTGGCGGCCTGCTCTTCTGTTGGTATAATATCAAGTGGCATATCGTGCCCCTTTCGTCGTTGTTGTTGCTGGCTTCGTGGCCAGTTCGTGAATCATGGCACACAATTTGCACCAGTTGAACCCCCCCGCCGAAAAAAGTTGGGAAGGCTGGCAGGCTGGCCCCATCGACTCGCCGCCTGCCCGATCAATCCGCCAGTCTTGCCCCGCCCCCGAACGGACGAACAAGAAACCGTTAACTGATCCCCAATGTTTTATAGCGTCAGCCGGTTTGTCATTTTGGCGTCAGACGGTTTGTCAAGTTATGCCCCACCGATCCCGCCAGACGCGCCAAGTGACAGCCTGTAATTGGTAGGGCATCAGGCCGACGCGCCGTGCTGCTTCTTCGTATGCGGCCTGCAAGGCCCGATATTCACGGACGCCGATATTGGTGCGATCATCAGTCAAGCCTACCTTTTCATCATAGGCAATGTTGCGGGCATGGCCGTCAATCGTGACGTTAAACTCGCCCATAATATCCATAAAAAACGACGTGATCTTTTGTCCCTTCAGCATGCGCTTTGCCCCGTCATAGTCCGGACGCGCCGCCAAGATATCCCAAGCCTTCTTTTTCATAGCGTGATAGGTGGATACCTTTACAGCGTCGATCCCGTCACCGCGCAGGAAAGCGGCAATCAAAGCATCGGCATTGACAACATTACGCGCCCACTTGTTGTTAGGTGATAGGGCAGAGATAACAGCCACCACAATATAAACCGCAATGCCATACTTTGCCGCGATATTGTGTGCTGCTTTCTGTGCGTCGGAGTACCAGAGCAAGCCTTCCGCAACCTGCACGGAATCGGCAGCCCGATAGCAGGCCATGATATTATGGACCATTCTTTCATGGTCAATCAGCGTCACTTGTTTTGTCATATGATCTGCCCCCCATCAAAACGAACCGGCGCGTCGGTCTCAATCCAAACACGGGCACCACAGTTCAAGGGCTTGTCCGGTGAGTAGACAACAGTGGACGCGCCGCCGATATCAACCCGGTGCGCGTATACGTTCTTTTTATATGTCTTGACAGTGATTGCCGGGTCGTTGGTGCCGTTCTTGGCGTTGGCCCGGATAACATGCTGGTTTATGTGAATACGTTTTTTCATGTCGTTTGTTCCTTGTCGTGTTTCCTAATCGTTGCGGCAAGCCTACGGCCGGTAACCCCTATGGTCAAGCGGTTTTATTTTCCGGCCCTGTTCCCGCAGCCAGCACGTCGGACAGCGCAGCCGGTTCCCTTCCTTCGTCATGGCTGGCTGGCCGCACACGTCGCAGGGATAGTCAGGCGGTAGCGTCGTGTGATTTGTCTTGGCGTCGTTGCGTTTGTCAGTTTGTCTTGTCAAAATTTTGGCAGCCATAGCGTCCCTGCGTTTGTCATCTGTGTCAGGCGTTTTGCCTCGTTTCTTGTCATAGCGTCAACGGGCTTGCCATCCCAGTCTGCCTCGTCAATTAGCGTCCGCAGATTTGTCAGCCGGTTTGTCACGCTCTCAAGGCGTGGGTCCTTGTCTAGCGTCGGATACTTTGTCGGCCTATACATCGAACAAGTCCCCCTGATCCGGCTCGTCGATGTGTTCCCTGCGCTTGAATTCATCGTAGACATCGACAACAGTCTCGCCGTGCTTTGTCATCCACTCCTCGCGTGTCATGCACGAGGCGTCCTCTTCCATTTCAATCAGCCAGTCCTTTACTTTACCCATCTCGTGTACCTACCTTTGTTTCGTATCGTTCCATGTCACCAATGGCGTCGTCTATCTTGCCATAGATGCGGTCAATGTCTGTGTCAAGCACTTCGATATCTTCTATGGCGTGTTTTGCCTGTGTCAACAGGGCACGGATCACCGTCGTCTGTGTTAGTTTGGCGCGTAACAATTCACCATCACCATCACAGCCATCACACTCATCAAAAACACCAACAAGATCGCCGCCCCGAATCGGATCGGGGACGGCCTCTGTGTATTCCTTCTTGCCATAGCCGCCGCACTCCCAGCAGTGGCATCGTTCGACGTGGTTCTCAATCGTCCGCATCGTCAGGCTCCGAAACATCTGCCAGAACCCAGTCGGCATAGGGCATACGATGACCCTCGTCATCCTCTTTGGGTACAAACTTGAAGATGCGGTGCAGGTCACACTGCAATCCTTCCAGCTTGCCTACATCAGACATCCACAAATCATTACAATCATATATTGTTTGCAGTGTGTTTCTCAAATCGTTGTATGACTTGAGCAAGTCGAGGCGTTGTTCGTTTGTGATTTCCATCGTGTGTAACCCTTCCGGTTTGTTGCGATACATAACCCATATCGGTTAAAACAATGGGCGTCAAGCAAAAAAGAACGGGGCCAGAAAAATCCAGCCCCGCTCTCCACACACAACAACGAAAGTGTATCCCTACGAACTACCAACCTCGTAAGGAATACCCAGTTTTACCAAGACGTGACGGTGCTTGTCAAGCCATCGTTTACACTCTTGTTCACTTTTTCCGACAAAAATTGTAACGAGGCGCAGATAGTCTACAGCCTGCTTCTTCTTGACAAGTTCGCGGCTTGTCTCCCCGATGCGTACGGACGACACTGGAGCGACAACCTCCCACCGCCACCGATTGACAATCTCTATCTCTAGGGGCTTGGTCTTCAGGTTATTCTTCATCGTTTCCACCCACTCTCATACACAGGAGTTCTTGATTCATCGGCACGTTTTCCCAGAATAGTTTCGTCGATGCGACGTAACAGTCTGACATGGTTTCGTATTCAGCTATAGGTTTAGAGTCAAACTCTGACCGATTAATTGCTGTCACTAGCAGCAGCACCCACTTCACTGTCATCGTCCAGTGCCTCCAAATATATGTCAATACCCTCACGCATCAAGTCAGACACAGCAACTTGTTCCCTGCTTGTCTTCTGTAAGCGTTCAGAGTGTGCAGCCAGTCTCTCGTATTGTTTGACTGACATCAACAGACTATAGGTCTTTGTCGGTTCGTCTATCTTCGCTGGTCTTCCCATCACGAATGTCCTTCTTAGCTTGTTTGTCTTTTTCTTTGGTACGCTTGTCAGGTATTACTTGTTTACCATACTTACGTAACTCTTTAGCTATAGGGTTGATTCTATTGATCTTTTTCATAACAGGGTATTCCCTATAGGGTGTTATTCTTTGTGTGTAGCTGGTTTGTCAACGGGGGTCAAGCAATTTTTTCGTGTTGACAAGATTTGCCATGTCGATTATGCAGGGGGCATGTCTTCTGACAAACAAGGAACGCAACGATGAAATCACCAGCTTGGTTATGTGGGTACGTTGAGTCACTCGACTTCCCTGCGCTGACAAGGTACAGATCAGACTGTCCTGTCTGCGGCAAGAAGAATACATTTAGCGTGACGGACGACGGAATGCAACGCCTGTGGTATTGTTTCCACGCTGACTGCAACGTGTCTGGTCGCACAGGTATCACCCTGACAAAAGAACACGCCGCCCGCACCCTTCGTGGTTCGCAGGCTTTGGGGCCTGCTCCCCGTACTAATAACACTTACGAGGTGCCCGACACATTTGTCAGTCTTTCTCGTAGCTTAGACGCGGAACTTTATGTTAAACGTGTACAAGCATACGATGCGTATCTGTCGGGCAGGGCTGACATTCGGTACGACTTCAAGCGTAATCGCGCTGTCTTTCTTGTGAAGGATGGCAACAAAGTCGTAGATGCGGCAGGGAGATCAATCGATGGACGAGCGCCTAAGTGGTATCGCTATGGAAGCAGTAAGCATCCTTTCGTATGTGGGAACGGAAATGCTTGCGCCATTGTTGTTGAAGATTGCAGTTCTGCTTGCTCTGCTAGTAATATTTGTACGGCAGTAGCTTTATTGGGAACTAATCTTCTTAGCGAACACATCAGCGTATTGAAACAATATGACCGTGTGTTCGTCGCGCTTGACAAGGATGCCACTGACAAGGCTATTACGATGGTACGTGCGCTGCACACCCACGTGCCGACAAAACTCATGGTTCTTCGAACCGACTTGAAAAACATGCAAAAGGACGAACGTGATGACTTCCTACGATCCTACATCGATAGATAAACAGCTACTGGGCTTTTGCCTCAACTCTGAGTTCTTCTCGAATGTGGCCAACACGGTGACCCGTGAGATGTTCACGAAAGAGATGCGTGATGTGTTCGACGTGATATCTCACGCGCACACTACCTATGAGAACGACATCACTGTCGGTGAACTCGCCATCCTGTTCAATGACCGCAACCCTGCTATGCCGGACTCTACACGAGAACGGGCACAGGAACTGATCGTCACCCTAGAGCAGGGCAATCCACACAACATGGACATGCACCTCGACATGGTGCGTAACTTCTGGCTGCGTGATCGTGCCCGTATCATTGGCGAGAAGGCCATTGAGATATTCACGGGTGAGAGCGAGGACTTCGGTGAGTTGCGGGCTATGGTCGAGTCTGTCGAGGATGGACGCATGTCTGACCGCACCACCTATGAAGAGGTGACGGACAGTCTCGACGAACTGCTCGACGCAAACACCGGAGAGCCTGACTTCCCTTTTGAGTTCGGCCTGATCAACGAGCGTGTGGCTGGCCTTGATCGGGGCAACTTGGGTATTATCTTTGCCCGTCCGGAAGTGGGCAAGACGACATTCTGCTGCTTTCTCGCTGCCTCGTACGTACGGGCCGGACACAAGGTTGTCTACTGGGCAAACGAGGAGCCTGCTGAGAAGATCAAGCTGCGCCTCATCCAGTCGTTCTTCAACATCACACGCAAGGAACTCGACGACAATCGTGCCAAGTACACACCGATGTACGAGCGTGACGTGATGCCGTACCTCAAGGTGATGGCTGCTGTGGGCATGGGCGTCGAGGAAGCTGACGCATACGCAAAGCTGAACAAGCCGGACATCATGTTCATGGATCAGCTTGACAAGTTCCGCATATCTGGCGAATACAACCGTGGTGACGAGCGGCTCAAGGAGACGTATGTTCACGCCCGTGAGATTGCCAAGCGCAACAAGATGCTGGTGTGGGCTGTCAGTCAGGCATCGAACGACGGGCATGATCGCCAGTTCATCGACTACAACATGATGGACAACTCGAAGACCGGCAAGGCTGGCGAGGCTGACATCATCATCGGCATTGGCAAGACAGGGGCGAGTGACGTTGAGAACATCGTGCGTCACATCTGCATATCAAAGAACAAGATCAACGGATGGCACGGCCCCATAAATGCACAGATAGATGTGCAGCGTGGGGTGTACTACTGATGAAGTGGGGGGAAATAGCACCTGACGGCAGAGTATCTATGGGATACCGGCGTGAGAAGAGGAAGGATGGCACCGTTTATGAAAAGGTAAGGTGGACTTCGCAGGAAGCTTTTGAGCGGCGTAGACTCAGAATTAATCGTAGAAACTCAGACCGAATGAAACGGAGAAGACACTGGCTAACTAGATACAAACTCCACAAGGGCTGTGAGAGGTGCGGATACAACGCGCATGGTTGTGCCCTACATTTTGATCACATTGATCCTTCTAAAAAGAAAGATCAGGTATCTCTGATTATAAAGGGTACGATAAAGAATCTCATACTAGAGGTGAGAAAGTGTCGAGTGCTGTGTGCTAATTGTCATGCAGTAAAGACACACGAGGATAGACAAGTAACACGAGGGCAACATGAGCAACCATCAGAATGAAGAGATACTTGAACGCCTCTACGACGAGGAGTACGTTCGTATACAGAAGCGTTGGCCTATGCTATCAGACGAACACACAGAGAAGTTCGCTGCGTACTTTGCACAGAAGCGGTTCGAGGAGGAGTCAGAATGAACGTCCTGACCTTTGACGTGCAGTGCGGGGTGTACTACTGATGGCTAACACTAACAGAATAGGTGACATTACTGAACTCGACATATGCCATTACTTCTTGGAACACGGCTTCGAAGTTTTCAGAAATGTGTCATCTAGTGGGCCTGTTGACTTCGTTACCTTAGACACAAACACAGGCGAGATAACCCTGTATGACAGTAAGACGGTAAACCCATACATAAATAAAGATGGTAAATGTGTGGTTCACTTAACAAAATTAAGTGACGTTCAAAAACGCTTGGGTGTTATGCTTGTGGGTAAGTATGGTGATACAATAATCACTGGAGAGAAGACAATACTATGAACGTACTGACATTTGACGTAGAGACAACCCACACGAATAAGCCCAACGGCGGCACGACTGCGCTGCCTTACTTCGGAAACCGCCTCGTGTCGATAGGCTACAAGTGGCTGGGTGAAGACAACGTGTTTTATCACTGTTACTATCACGAGACTGAGCCACCTACACCTAACGCAGCGCACAGCTTTCAGGTTGCACTCAACTGCGCCGATGTGGTCTTGGGCCAGAACATCAAGTTTGACTTGCAGTGGATACGTGACTGCGGGTTCATATACAAGGGAGACATCTATGATACTATGGTTGCGGAGTATGTTTTATCAAAAGCGAGACGCTGGCCTCTTGGACTTGCTGCTCTTGCAAAAAAGTATGACACAGTGCAAAAGGAGAAGGACCTTGTTCAGCCGTATCTGGACGGGGGCAAGACGTTCTACGAGATACCGTGGGAGATAGTACGAGAGTATGGCATTGCTGACGTGATAAGCACGGAGCAAGTAGCCCTGAAACAACTGGATGCCTTTGGCACTACATTCGAGGACTTATACAATGACGAACGATCTACTGCCGACACTGCGCTTGTCGTTTGAAATGGCCGACACACTGGCCCGCATCGAACGCAACGGATTGCGGGTCAACCTAGATACACTACAAGAGATTGAGAAGCAGTACCAAGAGGAACTCGACGCACTCGAACTGCGCCTCAACGAGATGGCACGTGAGGCTATGGGTGACACGCCCATCAGTCTGACCAGCCCAGACGACAGGTCGATGCTTCTCTACTCTCGTAAGGTAAGAGACAAGAAGGCGTGGTCACAGATGTTCAACTTGGGTATGGAGCGTCGTGGTGCCACGATGAAGCCTAAGCAGCGCACACGCATGTCAGGCAAGGACTTCCGCCTCGCTGTACGCAACAACACGGATGTCGTATATAAGACAATTGGTGAGCAGTGCCGCACCTGTGTCGGATTCGGCAAAGTTCGACCTGTACGCAAGGACGGCACACCAAGCAAGGCTCTGCGTATCTGTAAGACATGCGGCGGCAAGGGTGTGGTCTATCGCCCGACAAGTGAGGTGGCAGGCTTCAAGATCGTACCGCGCAACGTGCGTGACGTGGCATCTGCTGGCTTCAAGACGGACAAGGACACACTGGCTGAACGCGAACTCGAACTGTCGGGTCCGGCCCGTGAGTTTGCATCGTCTTACGTGCGCTACAATGCGTTGCGTATGTATTTGGGAACCTTCGTAGAGGGGATGAAAAACAATGTCGATGACTACGGAATCGTACATCCGGAATTTATGCAGTGTGTTACGGCGACGGGTCGCCTTTCGTCTCGTAACCCGAACTTTCAGAATATGCCACGTGGTAATACCTTCGAGATACGCAAGGTTGTCGAGAGTCGCTTTGAGGACGGCAAGATCATTGAGGGCGACTACTCGCAACTCGAATTCAGAGTCGCAGGATTTCTAGCCAATGATCAGCAGGCGTACGATGATGTGCGTATCGGCACTGACGTACACAGCTACACTGCTGGTGTCATAGGCTGCTCACGTCAAGAAGCGAAGGCTCACACCTTCAAGCCTCTCTATGGTGGCACTACGGGCACAGAGGCCCAGCAACGCTACTACAGGGCCTTCAAGGAGAAGTATGGGGGTGTATCCCTCTGGCATGAAGACTTGCAGCGAGAGGCCGTTGAGAAGCGCGTAGTGACGCTTCCGTCTGGCAGGCAGTATGCTTTCCCTGATGCGCGGTGGACAAAGTACGGCACGGCTACACACAGGACAAACATATGCAACTATCCTGTGCAGGGGTTCGCAACCGCCGACCTCTTGCCCGCTGCCCTCGTTCGCCTCGACAGCCTGTTCATAGAAAACAAACTACAGTCTGTGATATGCAACACGGTCCACGACTCGATTGTAATTGACTGTCACCCAGATGAAAAAATCATTTGCGTCAAGCTGATGCGGGATGCTATGCTCTCTCTACCTGAAGAGACGATACGACGCTATGGTGTCGAGTATGACATGCCCGTCGAGATTGAGATAAAAATGGGCGATAACTGGCTTGACTTGCACGTCGTAGAGTAGTAATATCTATCTACCAACCCTAGAACGTAAAGGAGATCAACGGATCATGTTAGGGACAGAACTAATGGAAATGGACAACGACCTTGATAACATCGTAGCGGCTATGTCGAGCGATAACGTCGAGGAGATGATGAAGCTTACTGGACAGGGTGGCGGTGCCACTGAGAAGGTCGGGCTTCCTCGTTTGAACATCAACTACGATCAGGAGACGGACGACGGTCACAACCTCACACGGGGCGACTGGAAGATGTTTCTCAACGGTCAGTACATCTTCGCCAAAGAAGTCAAGCTTCGAGCGTTGCTGCGTACCTACGAGTATTCTATGTGGGATGCAGAGGCCAACGAGGGTAAGGGCGGCTTCTCATGCAAGTCAGTCCAGAAGACTTCATTTGGCGGTGGATTCCCCGACACGCAGGGTGGTAACAAGTGTGGTCGCCTCACTCGTGACGAGGAGGATGCACTCGACAAGGATGACGTGCGATACCTGACTTCTCGTGCTGTCGTCTGTAATCAGGTTATCTATGGACGCATCAGTGGCACGTTCCACTCTGCGGATGGTACGCCTGTCGAGGTGACCGACGAGCCGGTGATTGCTTACTTCAAGCGATCAGGGTTCAAGCCTATCGCAGACTTCATTCAGGGTCTGACGAAGCAAAACAAACTGATGGCGCAGACCAGCATCTTGCTGCGTACGAACCGTCAAAAGAAGGGCAGCGTGACCTACTGGACGCCGATGCCTACGTTCGATAGCACTGTAGCTATCACGGACGACGATAAGGAACTGTTGGGAACTTTCGCGGAAACCGTCAAGGGTCACAACGAAAACGTAATGAATGGGCACAGGGAAGCATCTAAGCTGATGTCAGACGATAGCGATATCGATCTGGCTGCGGATTTCAAAGATGCTGACGCTGCTTAACATTCAGGACTACATGTCTAAGGCTTTGCGGGGGGAGACCAGCGCTTCCCCCGCAGGTCTTTCTGCGTTTGTAGACGAGACGAGACACTCAGTAAACAGGCAACTCACTGAAAAGCGCGGTGAGTATCGCATACGTATGTCCGGCTTGGGTCGCCCCCTATGCCAGCAAGTCCTAGAGAAGAAGGGCATCAAGGAGTCGATGCAGTACAATACGCTGTTTCGATTTATCTTCGGTGACATCACAGAGGCTATCCTCATGCTTGTCATGCGAGAGGCGGGCGTGGACATCGTGGATGCCCAGCGTCAGGTCGAACTGAAGGTGGGTGATCAAACGATCAAGGGCACACTCGACGTAATCATACGTGACGAGACCGGCACAGAGAAAGTGTGGGACATCAAGTCAGCAAGTGACTGGGCGTTCAAGAACAAGTTCACTGGGTTCGGTGGCTACGATGGCCTCAAGGAAGATGATCCCTTTGGATACGTCATGCAGGGCTTTCTCTACTCTGCGGCGACGGGCATGCCATTCGGCGGATGGATCGTAGTCAACAAGTCGAGCGGCGAGGTGGCTATGGTCGAGGCACCGGAGTGGCAGGATGAGGACCGTGCCAAATATTTGGCGGACGCTGAGGAGCGTGTCAAATTCCTGACAGACCCCGACGTTAAGGAATTCAAACCCTACCCCGATGAGTTCGAGACGTATCGCCGCAAGGGTGAAACCCTGCGTACAGGCAACAAGGTCTTGGCAAAGGAATGCAATCTGTGTGGCTTCCGCAGTCACTGCTGGCCGAAAGCAGAACTGCACCCCCGTGTGACATCACAGGCCAAATCGCCGCCACAGGTGTGGTACACCAAGCTGAAGACAAGGGAGGTGTAGGATGCCCTATATCTTCGTACGAGACTACGAGATAGAACTGATGGAGATGAACAAGGAACTGCATCACGTCTATGTCGAGTCTCACGGCGGCAGTGGCGGGGAGCGTAAGCTTGTTCGTCTTCGCATGAATGAGCGGGGTCTCCCCCTCACACTGCGCGACAACTACAGTGAGTTGGGTACGCTGTCTTCGGGTACCGAAAAGCGTGACATCACCACACTCGAATCTGAATTGCAGAAGATAGGAAGAGTAGCACACTCTGGAGCAAACGTATGCGTCCCACTGAATCGTTTGACAAACGAACTATCTATAATCGAAAAACTTTCCCCAAGAGTGGCAGGGTACGTGATACAAAGAATGGGGTCGATAGGAATGCAGATATGAAGCGTGGCAATCGCAAGGCAGGGTTCCGGTCTAACTTCGAGTTAGGCATAGCGAAAAAACTGAGTAGCAAAAAAATTCCATACGAATATGAGAGCCTACGACTTACGTACGTGCCCAAGCCCCGCACCTACACACCAGACTTTCATCTTACCAAGCAGAACATAATCATCGAAGCGAAGGGATACTTCGACAAGGGTGACCGTGTTAAGATGCTTCTGATCAAGGAGCAGCATCCTGACTTGGACATTCGTATTGTTTTCCTGAATGCACGGAATAAGATTTACAAGGGAAGCAAGACCACGTACGGTGCGTGGGCAGAGAAGAATGGATTCAAGTGGGCAGAGGGTTCGATCCCAGAGGAGTGGCTAAAAGATGACAACGATTGATGAGGGTGAATTCGAAAAGGCAACCCTGATGCCTAACCGCTGGTACATTATCCTGCGTAAGATCGACGAGGAAAGCTTCCAAGTGTCTGCGTACGATACGACCACAGACGACGACGAAGAGTTCTACGAGGCCGGTACGATTGTGACGAACGGCATGATGGAACTCCTAGAGTCTGACTTCGACAGAGTGATGGAAGCAGGCTTGGCGCGGCTGGCCTTCGAGAGTGTCAAGGAGAAGATGCTTGACGAGGTGGACAGCGACAACGGCCCCGTCGTAAAGCACGAAGACGGTACGAACATAGTCAAGATAGATTTTGGTAAGACGCAATGATCAAAGAGAACTGGACCCTCAACAACTATCAGATGCAGGCTCGTGAGTTTGCCATCTACCCAGAGGACATGAAGATCACCTACCCCACTCTGGGCCTAGCCGGTGAGGCAGGCGAGGTGGCAGACAAGGTGAAGAAGGTCTACCGTGACGGGCGTGACGACTCCCGGTTCAAGGGGGAGATAGCAAAAGAGATCGGTGACGTTCTCTGGTATTGCGCTGCCCTCGCAGATGATCTAGGGTTTTCTTTGCAGCAGATTGCAGAGATGAATATGTACAAGCTGAAGTCTCGCAAGGCTGCTGGTAAGATACAGGGTGATGGAGACAACAGATGAGACACG